TAAGTAAACGTGGAGCAATACCATTTCATCTGCTCTCATCTTTCTTAGAAGTTTTATTTTTTTAGTAAGTGGATTCCAGATAAATTGAATATCAGTTGCCGCAACTCTGTTTAGTGTTTCACGGTACTGAGAGAATAATTCATAAGTTGAAATACCACCAACGTGATTGTTCATAAAGAAATATGAATTCGCATATGCTAATTCAAATGGGTCCATATCAACACCAGAAGATATACCATGTCCAAATGAACGATGATGTATCTTTTTTACTTCTACTATCTCTTTAGGAAGAGTATATGTATCGGTATCTTTCTGTAATTCAATAGTATAAAAATCTTCTTCAACTGCATTCTCTGAACGCTGTCTTATTTTATCTACTGCAATATCGATTGCAAGGTCATAGTGTTCCGGGTCTAATTCGATATCGACCATACCGTCACCAAGTAACAGTCTAATCTGCTTTATTACATCATTTCTTATCTTATTGCGTTGTTTTGCCATCGTTTGACCTCATATCATTAACATGAACTATATGTTGTTAACAGTATTTATCAAAAAACTTTTATAATCAAACTCTGGTCATTAAATCTGCCATTCATTTTAATCTCAACACTATTAATAGCATCAAACTCCTTCTGGAATGAACGTTTTGCTATTTTCTTAAACTTTGCTAACTGTTCGATTGGCTTTCGTAACGTCTTTTGGACGCTCGTGGTGGGGTCAAAACCTTGAATAGTTGTGCCTTTAACACTAAGTCCAGTGCCATCTCTTTTCATACCCATTGGGTCTACATTAGTTGCATGATATATGCCCAGTTTTCTTGTCTTAGAGTTATATACTATGGCACTATTTGCCCCTACTAAGTCTGCTGGATTTACACTAATTGACTTTGTTTCTGGATGATGGTCTAAATATTTAAACTTGGTGACTTGCTTTTCAGCACTTATCACCTTCTTCTTACGAGGCTTTCTTGTTACTTTACCTTTTAGTACGATATTGTCACACGCATCCATTATTGTCTTGTACATCTTAAACTGATTTTTTATTGTAGAACTAGATAAGTGTGAATAACCCTCTTTGAGTTGTTCATGCATATCTTTTTCACGTTCATCCATACCTTTAGTACTTGGAGGATTAACAAGTTCTGAAAAATCATCAAATGTTGGTTTATATATTGATGCAATTATTTTAGCATGATTTGGTTTAGCGCCAACAATCAATAACATTCTCTGAGGGTCGAAACTGGATAACATTGTTGATGTGCCATCATACTCTTCAACAAATTCATCTATCTCGTCTGACATTTCTAACGACTTGTTGAATAGAAGTTGCTGAATAGATGGCTTGTACTTAGTAGAAGTAATTTCTTCTTCTTCCTCTTGCACTATCTTCATTGTTTTGCCATGAGCAATGATGTCTTCTATTTGTTCTTTGACTATTGATGTTACATCTCTCAATGATGTTGCTGAAATGCCTGCTAGTGTTTCAAAGTACTCAGTAACACCTTCATGGTTCTCTGGCATTCCCTTTCCCAAACATATAATATATCCTGCAAGAGTACTCTTAGTACGCCAATCTTCTGCTGATTTATATGATGCTATGTCGTCTTTAGAATAGCCATTGGCTTTCATGTACTTGGCTACCCAAGGAACGAAATCTTTAGACTTGAAGTAATAACTATAATAATATGGACACCTTGCACGTTCTCTATAATATTGCTCTGCTGTCCAAGTGTCTGCTCCTTTCCAATCCGGCTCTGGTCCGGTGATAGCCTCATCGGACATTGGGTTTCTATTTTTTGCTTTGCTTTTTCTCATTGTTTTTACTGTCACATTTCCCTCATCTTTACTTTTATATATCAATAATTAAGATTACTATACATCACAACGGGCCATTTGTCAAGTTTTTCGTCATTTTTTCTTCCAATGGGCTGTTTTTGTATTCATATCTAGTTCTTTAATTCGTGCAATTATGTTCACATCAATTGCATTTAACAACAATGCACTTCTAAATTCATTACTGTTATTTGGCATCGTACTGTGTAATGTTCTCGAATTATATATCAAGCAATCACCTGGATTAGAAACAAATTGAAATCCTTCAGTAATAAGCAAGTCATTGTACTCTTCTTGGTTGTCTTGTATATCTTGGTAATAGTATCTATTCTTGTGTGAGCCAGGCAAAACACACGTTGCTCCATTTTCTATTGTGAACGTGTCTAGTGGAATAATAATCTGAACCCCTAATAGTTCGTCACTTTTTGAACGTGCATATTCTTCAAATCTATAAGGAGTATCTATGTGTGCCCGAATTTTAGCACTTCCTGGTCTCGTTGTGATAGTATCAACAATATGAATATCCCATTCTTTGCCTTGAAACAACGCATCGATGTATCTGGCGAGATTATCTACAATAGGCTGCCACATCTCTCTAGGTGGCTCTTTACTCCAACAGACATTGTATTCTCTACCTTTACGATGGTTCGCATAGTACTCCCCATTCACAGCGTTACCACGGTGTATATTGTCTGGGTTCATTGCCCACAATTTAAACTGCCTGACAGTAAAAGGAGAGAGTAACTCTTTCACTGACAAATATCCTTGATTATCTTCTAATATCATTATTCATACCTTCCTAAATGTTTATTTATAGTTTTCAAATTATATAACACTATTATATGATAAATACAGTAAGAAGTCAACTTATGGAGAAAAATAGATATGGCAAGACTTAGCCTATGGAACCCTAAAAAGGGTAACGATTATAAATTTATTGATAAAACAGTCAAGGGACACTTTGACCATGGCGGTACATCACTGCTAATTCATAAGTATATCGGTTCACAAGACAAGAGTGATGCTGAGTATGACGCTGCCAAACCGGCAATACAGGATTTACTATTCTTAGAGAATCGTGATAGAAAATATGATGCTGATGTATATGACCTTAGAGGTGTATATACTGTATCTGACCAAGATTTCGAATTATCTCAGTTCGGTATGTTCTTAGGTAACGACCAACAAGTATTCACTCTACATTTAAACGAGATGGTTAATCAACTAGGTCGTAAAATAATGACTGGTGACGTAATTGAACTTCCTCACATGCGTGAAGATATGATGTTAGAGGGCAATGATGGCGTAGAGAAAGATGCAGTTAATCAGTATTGGGTAGTCCAAGAAGCAACGAAAGATGCTGGTGGATTTGACGCAGGTTGGTGGCCACATATTTGGCGTGTTCGTTGTAAGCAATTACAAGATACACAAGAGTACAAAGATATTCTTGGTACTGGCGAAGAAGCATCTGACTTGAAAAACATTTTGTCTACCTATAATAAAGAACTTCAAATTACTGATGCTGTTGTAAAAGAAGCACAAGATAATGTTCCTGGAAAATATTGGGACTACAGAACGAACAACTTAATGTATGCAACTCCAGGCAATCATCCAGATGACATAGATTATGCAACTGTGGCATATGGAAAAGCATTTCCAGAATCTCCAACTGTTGATTCTTATTTCTTAAGAACAGACTATACGCCATCAAGATTATTTCAGTACAGAGACAGTAAATGGTATAGAATTAACGATGACGATGGAGCATGGGAAGTTGGACATGCATTACATAATCAATTTATTAATAACGCAGGTACAGTAAAACTTGATGACGGCACTACGCTTGTCGGCAATGTTAATCTGTCAAAAGCAGTAAGACCAAAGGTAGACTAATATGGCTCAAAAACATTTCTATGACAATCAGATTCGAAGATATATCTTACAATTTGTAAGAATGTTCAGTGGATTCACAATAAAAACTGGCGCCAAGAAAAATGACAATGTAACTGATTATTACATTCGAGTACCATCCCGATATGGTGATGTATCTCGTATGGCGGCAACTATTCTCAAAGGTAACTCTGAGAACGTAGTAAACTCTGCTCCATTTATTGCCTGTCACGTACAAAGTTTACAACCGGACAGACAACGACTACAAGAACCATTTTTCAATGATGCAGTAAGTGTCAATGAGAGAAAATTTGATGCTGGTACTAACAAGTATACTGCTGAACAAGGACAGAAATACAGTGTAAAAAGATTAATGCCAGTTCCTTACTTATTAAACATGCAAGTTGATATTTGGACTTCTAATACAGACCAAAAACTTCAACTACTAGAACAGATACTAGTATTATTTAATCCATCACTAGAAATTCAACACAATGATAATCCAATTGACTGGACAACAATTACAAATGTAGAAATGACTGATTTACAATGGACTAGCAGAGGAATACCAGCAGGTGTTGAAGACCAAATTGACATTGCAACAATGATATTTCAGATTCCAATCTGGATTAATCCACCAGCACAAGTAACAAGACAGAATGTAATTAGAAACATTATTAACAATATCTATACATATACTGACTTAGATACATTAGATTATGACCCAGATGCATTTGAGTTCTTTGCGGATTTAAATGCTCAATCAAGTGTCATTGTCACTCCAGGAGTCTATTCATTGAGTGTTTTCCAGAGTGGTAGTGATGTATTGTGTAGTCCTTATGCAAATGGCAACTACGATGCTAACATAAAATGGGAAACTGTTCTTAAAGAATATGGACAATTAGATAGTGGAGTATCAAGGCTTCGATTGAAGTACCATGGTGAAGTAGAAGACTTAAATGCAGACGTAATTGGCACATTAACATCTACTGGCGCTGATGACACTCTACAATTTACTATCGACCCTGCCACATTACCTACAAATACTGTAACAGCAGTAGATAGAATTATCAAAGCCTCAACAGCAAAACCAGGATTTAGTGGTATTCCAGCAGTAGCAACTGGTCAACGTTATCTAACATTAGATGCCGCTGATAAAAGCAGTGCTTGGGGAATTGCTGTGGCTTCAAATGATATTATTGAATACAACGGAACTGCTTGGGTATTAAGTTTTGATGCAAGTGCAGGTGCTACACGTGAATACGTAACTAATACTACAACTTCGCAACAATTTAAATTTGATAAAAATGATAAAATATGGACAGACACATATCAAGGAATATATGATGCTGGATATTGGAGATTGGAACTAATAGTAACACCGTAATGAAAGAATCAAGAATTAGAGCGGCTGGGGGTTGCATAGTCGCAAAAGACACACATCGTATACTTCTACAACAGAGAGCAATTGACGGTTCTTTTCCGAGAAATTGGGGGTTCTTTGGTGGTAAAGTTGAACCAGAAGAAAATGTAGCACAAGCATTACTAAGAGAATTACGAGAAGAAATATCATTAGACATAGAAGAAGATATTATAAAAATATATCCACTAGACCAATATCATGCAAGAAATGGTGGATTTAGTTACTACTCTTTTGTCATACTCATAGATAAAGAATTCATTCCAAAAATGAACGAAGAGTCTGGCGGTTATGCTTGGGTAGATACAAATTGTGTACCGAGACCACTACATCCAGGCACAAGACGAACCCTCTTTAGAAAGAAAAAACTCAAAATAGTAAACGACATTATATCGTCACTTTGACCAGGCCGTCAACTTCCTAAATACTAGTGTAAGAGAGATAGTTCGGAGGAGACATAGTGAATCAACACGTTATAAACTTAGAAAAACAACGATTCATCAGAGATTGTAAATTAGTTCTTAAAGGCGAGAGGGTTACTGACAGCCTAAGAAGGACGATTATACATTCCAGCCCAGGACACGTAGAATATCTAAAAAGAGATATGGATATGGCCGAAGCACGTCTGGTAGATATTGTAATTGCAAAAGTAAAAGAAGAGTCAAAGAAGGCTTTATCAGCAAGTAGTCAAAGAATTAATATATTGGCTATAAGTGTGCTTGAAAATCTCTCAACTGAAAGTCAAGAATTTGCTATAGAAGAAATAATGAAACGATATAGAGAAAGTATCAATCCAGTAAAGGCATTGTATTATGACTTACAAGAGATTATATTCCTCTATGATGGTAGACCAAAGAATAAACACCATCAGTTTCTAATCCACATGTTCAAAGACATACAGGCATTTGAAAAGATAATCGTAGCAATAGATAGAGATATAAGAGATTTGGCTGAATGTAAACAACGTGTTAATAAGTTGAAAAATGAACATAATTATCCAAATACTAGTGAGCATCTGAAAAGAATTGTTGATTTACATAATGAGATGCTTCAATGGAAGACTCTATTTGAAAAGTTTCCAGATTGGATTAATGAAAATGGTGCTTTACCTGTAAACCCAAGAGGTACTATCTGTACAACTATCAAAAAATTATTCAAATAATCTTATAGAATTGACATAAAAAAAGAGAGCATTTCTGCTCTCTTTTTCGTTGTATCTGTTAAGAAACTAGATAATTACTTACCTACTTTAACTTCAACCATACCGTCAACTGCGTCTGAAATTGCAATACCGATA